AATTAGGGTTAGCACCAGCTGCTGCTTGAGCAGGAACAGCCTCAACAACACTAGTTTCCATATAATCCTCAAATCTAGTTCTGGTCTCACCAGCTGATTTTAAGTACCATAAATAACCAGTATCTCCATTTTCGTTATTCACTTCAACCCATCCGATTTGAGCCATATCAGACCCAGCTACTTCATAGTGATCTTTAAGGATGATTGGTGAATTTTCAAAAATATCAGTTTGTGCTTCTAAGCTTCCAGACATAGATGCAGTGCCTTTTTGAAACTCTGAACCATAAATAAATACAGTAACGTCAGAATTTCCAACTCCAGTACCAGCAGTCACTAGACCAGCGTTTTCATAAAAAGCAACAGTAAATGTTGTGTCAGAAGGTACAGCAGTAACAATACCTTTATTGCTTCCTGAGCCATCATTTTGAGATATAACAAGTGTTTGACCCTCTCTGATAGCAATCTTGCCAGATATCGTATCATTAACTTGGAATGTTACAGTAGCATTTCCACCTGTTCCGGTTGCAGCTCCAACTTGTGTGTATTTTGTATGCAATCTACCTTGCTCAGTCCATTTAATAAGGTCTGAAGCAAATGGTAATTCTGCACCAACTAATCTTAAGAATGAAGAAACACTCCTGTTTCCGTATCTTTCGAATTCTTCTGAATAAGTTTCAGGTAAATATTGAGACAAAAAGTCAAAATTACTAATGTAATTACTTGGTAAAGCCACCTGTTTAGCACTAGGTTGTAATGCAAATGTTGGTGACGTAGCTAAATTTCCAGCCATTTTTTTAAAATTTTTAAGTTATTATTATGTTTTTATTACAAGTCTTCCACTAGGACGTGAATCCTGGTTTTTTACTTTTACACTAAACCCTGAATTAGGTGTGCCAACATGCTTTTTATTAGATTCTAAATCAACATTTTTAATCCCCTTCATAAATCCGGTTTTCTCAAAGTGCTGACCCATTTCAAAAAAGTGTTTTGCAAACTTGTCAGGATTCATTCCAGCAGCCATCGATTTGTGGTATCCTACAACATCACTTACTAGACCATCTTCTCCAATAAACTTTTTAACTAAGTTTAACGGTGATGACTGATTTTTCTTTAACTCTTCAGGAGACCCTGGATTAAAAAGAATTTTTTTGCCATCTATATCGAATTCAAAACCTTTGAACTCCTGGCCTAGAAGCTGGTCCGTCTTTTCAGTAAAGAACCTACTTCTTTTTTCTGATTCTTCTTTATCAGATTTCAGTCTGCTTTTATATTGTTTAAATTCCTCAAAGAAACTTTTATCTTCATCCGAAACAACAGGACCACTTAGCTCAAGTGGGGCCTTGTATTTGCTCTTCATGTCGTTAAAATACTTTTTGGCTTTAACAATCTCTTCCTTTTTGGCAATTTTAATAGATGCGATTTCATCATCATCTATAGCATCATCTTCGTTGATATTGAATTTTTTTAATAGAATATCAATATCACTATCATCCAATCCCTCCCTAGTTTCCTTATAGTAATCTTTAAGGATAACATCATCCTGAACGCTATCAAAGTCTGTTTGAATTTTTATAAAATCCTTTAAACCTCTTCCAGTCTCTTTTTTAAAATCAAAGAAACTTTTAACATCTTCAGGAAGTTCTGGTTCTTTAACGACCTCTTTGGTTTCAACCTTAAATAAATCATCAAATGATGATACTTCTTTGCCTGTTTTTTGTTTTATAAAATTAAGAACGTCTTCATCTTTTATTTTTAAATCATCTGAATTACTTTGCTGTTTACCAGCTTCTTCAGCTTCTTTTTTAGCTAGTAACTCAGCCTCTACTTCTTGAGTTGATTTTACATCCTTACCACCAACTAATTTTACTTCTTTGAATTCCATAAGATTAAATTTAATTTTACAAAGATATAATAAAATATATTAAGAAACCAAGTGGTTACCTAGGGGAAAATTCCTCAAGTCCAAAACCATCTAAGCTATCTTCGTTTGATTCAAAGTTCATTGACCTACCGCTACCTAATCTTTGTTCTATAAGTTTTGATTGTTGAGAGTTTTGTCTGTCTTGTCTTTTATCCTTTCTGTCTTCTTTCTTAGCTTCTTTTCCGGTTAAAATTTCTAGCTCTTTTGCTTTTAATTGCATCTGAAGATTAAATTCATGATCCATCAGACTTCTTTTCTCTTGAGCCTCAGCTTTTAACTCAGCTATTCTAAATGCAGATTTACCTCTAAGTACATTTAAATCTGCGTTACCTTGAGCATCTATTTCTTTTAATAATTTTTGTTCAGCTAATTTCTGAGACTCTAATTGGAATTGTCTATTTAAAGCATCCTTCTGCATCTCTCTATCTTGCTGATCTTGCTCTCTTTTCTTCCTTCTTATTTTTAGTAATTGAGATGCTAATTTGATATTTTTTATTTCTTCTATATCAATTTTGTCATCTATGGTAATACCTCCAGATCTTAAAGCTAATTGTATATCCTGTTGAAGTCTTTCATTTTCTTCCTCATCTGGTGATATTTCAACAAAAATCCCAAAGTCATGTAAGTACAAATCTTTTATTTCGTTTAAGATTGTCATGTTACTTCTGCCTATTTGATTAGCAAAAGCTTCAGCAAAATCTGAATATTGTAAGATGTCAGCAACTCTTATTATAGATGCTTGTGCCATCCTCTTTGTAATCCATAATCCAGATTCTAAGATATGTCTAGTTGCTGTATTAGAGTTTAAAGCAGCCATTTTTTGTATACCCACTAATGCTCTAGAATCTGGCGTAGTGGCATCTCTAGCCTCATTAAGACCCGTTACTTGCCTTATCATACCAAGGTAGTAGTTGTAGTTACCAATCAACATTTGAAGCTTACCAGTAGCGGCAGATTTATTAATCTCCTCAATAGGAACTTTTGCCCTATTCATATCTCCTTCAGTTGTATAACTTCTACCAATAACACTACCTGTTTGGAAATACATGTTAAGAGCAGCACTAGGATTATAGGAATTACCGTCTCCTAAATCTATGTTTACCAATCCATCAGCATCTAAGTATACACCATCAGGTACAACTCTAGCTACAACTTGCTGTATTTTATAATGGGTCATTTGTATTTGATTAGCAAAAGGTATCATCCTCTTTACTAATGAATCTAGTTGGCCTTTATACATCCTTGATGCACAAGCTACATATTTAGGTATAGCTCTCTCTAAAGCACTGCTTGGTCGAACCATATTTTTTTCAAGTTCCCATTTAACTAGTATATCAGTACCAAGTACTAAAACACCTTCATACCAAACTTCTATATCCTTGTCAACTCTATCAAATCCATGCTCCTCCCAACTATCTGGGCCTGGATTAAATGACTCTTCTTTCTCTATTAATTTTTCACCGTTTTTAGTTTTCTTCCTCTTATAAACTCTTTTCTGTGTAGTTTTATAAGAAAAATTTAAGATGTCTACAGTATCCTTATTAAATGGAGATCCATATAATTTATCTAAATTATGAGTTGTATACCACTGCCCACTTAGAGATTGAACTTCTTCAATTGTCTCATCAGAAATACTTGGATTAATAGCTTTCAAATGAGATACATGAACTGTCTCTACATGTCCAAAATAATAACAGTCCCTAAAGTATCTATCTTCAGTGTAACTATGGATCCATCTCGCTGGATCAACTCTTGATAAAACTAATCCCTTACCTTTTAAGAAGTCATGCTTACCTACAGATAATCCTAAAATAACTTGATCCTCATCTATTTCAGATCTAATAGTTTCATAATCATTATCTTCAAAAATTGTAGAAATAGCAGTCTCAGCAGCAATCTCAATTCTAGGTTTATACTTTAGCTGCATGTGTAGATTCAGTTCTTCATCATCAGCAGGTAAATCGTCAGGATTCATTGCAAACCCATCTACACCAAGCTCTTTTTGGAAATTTTCAATAATAGGTTTAGCCAACATTTGACCCTCAACCATATCTTGGTATTCCATTCTTTTGGCTTGAGATAATGCATCCTCAGCTTTCACTTTTGGTTTGAATAATCTGTTACTCATTCCATTTACAACAATATCAACAAACTTGGGTATAATAGGAACTGGACTCCAATCTATGTTGATGTAAGATAAATCACCATTTATAGCCATTTCTTTTTTATACTGGGCTATTGGTTGCTCACCTCTTGCGTAAAGTCTTAACTTATTAAAGTCATTCCATCTAGAATAGAACCTAGAATCTGATCCAGTGTTCATCCTAAACCATTCACTTTCAATAGCTTTCCCTACTTTTAATCCAAAATCATCACTACCTTTTTCAGTCTCACTTGCAGTTTGAGAAGGAAAGTCTACATATGGTATAATTGTTCTTTTACCTTTTTCCATTATTTATAGAGCTGTGTAATCCATTATTATCGTAAGTTGCAAAGTTAAAACTTATTTTGGACTCTTTGACTACTGGATTGTATAAGTGCCTGTTAGCACCTATAATTGCAAATCCAGAACTAACTGTAGGGTCATGAACAGTCCTATTTTTCGGGTTGTATGAAACCCAATCAGAAAGAGTTCTATTAAATGGCATAGTGCCCATATCACCTTTGTCTCTATATGAACCAGTATGATCTACGCCTACATGCTTTTGGATGTATGTCTCAATAGCTGCTGTATGATCACCAATAACTTGATCAGATGAAGGTATACCCCCTAACTCTCTTTCTGTTGATGTTAGTTTATTTTGGGGTTTATCTGGTCTAGTTAGTGAGTATTTTCTAAATCCGTTATTTTTTAAAAAGTACAAAAATCTAGGCTTATTATTTTCAGCTAATATAGGCATTCCATAAAATATAATAGCCATCAATATATCCTCAAAGAATATCTCAGCCATAGGAGGTCTTGCTATATACTCCAAGAAAAACTGATTTGTAGGAGCATCATCCATGTGCGAACCAAGAAATCCATGAGCAGCACCTTTAGAGCCTCCTCCACCAACAACTCCAGATATATCATATCCATCTAATCCAAAGCATCCTAAATGCTCATTTGCAGGATATTTCATACCGTTTCTCTCGATCCACCTATTTTCCATACCTTTAGGAGGAGTCCATGATACCAAAAACCTACCTCTAACATCTGGGTACCATTCAACATTTCCAAATTTAATCCCATCTTTCCATCTAAACCCACCCCTAGTATATAAATGCTGTTCTAAAAATGAGTCATTATAATCTATTTGTTCATATAGATTTGTTAAATTAAACAAAGTATTTTTACTATCATCTCTAAATGCATGCCCTTCATTTCTTGGATACTGCCTGTAAAATTCATTTAAAGCGTCAGGATCACCTTTTAAAGACTCAACCTCACCTTCCCAATAGTCTATAGCTCCTTGGTCTATCATCTCACCATCTATACCAAGTACTGGTTCATCTGGAGTTCTTATTACTGGCATACCATACCTGTCTATAAAGCCCTCCATATTCCATTCCATTGGTATGAATAAAGAATATAGTCCAGATTTAGTTTGGCCATTAGCACTTCTTCTAGCAATATCAGAATCGTAGTAAATTTCTTTACCCTCTTGACCACCTTCTTTTAATGCATTACAGGTAGACCCCATCATGCATTTTCCAACGATGTTTTTACCAAGACGTAAACATGTTTTAGTAACCCTCCAGTTTTTCTTTATATTATTTGGTTTTGTCCATTTGTAAGCCTCATCATGTATTAACATTCTAAGCTTCATACTATCGTATGAGTTATTGTCAGTATTTCTCCAGCTTATAAATGTATCAAGACCTTTAGCATCATCAGTGCTTTCATCGCCATCCATATTTTTCTTGGTTATCTTTGTAGCTGGAATTGTATATGATATCTCTGATTTTGGAGTATCCATACCAGCCATAAAAGGCTTAAAGAAAAACGGAAGGCTATTGTTTATAGGAACAACTTTACCTGTAAACATCTCCTTAGCATCTGCACCAGTCTTTGAAAGTATACCTAAATGGCTTTTTTCTACACGGGTGCCTATATTTATAAGCTCAGAAGAACTCATGAATGAAAATCCAGAACGCCTAATTTTTAGATAGTTTAAGCCATAACATCTATGATCAGCAATACATGCCTCCCAAAAAATATAAAGTATTCTATTAGCTTCTCTAAAGTCAGGATAGCCAATGTCTATATTTGACCATTGAAGATATTGATATTGCGATGGTGGGATCCATACCTTGTTACCATTAGACATAATAAACAGACCAAAATCTCTTCTTTCAAACTCTTGATCTATATAGCTTATCCATTTAGACTTGAATTCTTTCGGCTTACTTCTCCATTGCTTTAAGGTCTTGATTCTGCTTAACTCCTCAGGTAAAGGTTGTCTCTCCCAATATTGATGCTCTTTTACATTGCTTCTACTCCATACATTTTTGTAGGCTTTTGGAAGAGCTATTACTAGATTTTGTATTTTATAGATGTCCCCAATTTCTCCTGTTTTTGAGACAATAACCATGTCATGCTTTGCATCATAACCATACTTCCAGGACTTTCTTGTATTCCCTGATTTTATAACAGATTGAGAAACATAATCATCAAGAATCTCATATAAAACTGCACCACTATCCTCTTGTTCTTGTTTCTGCAAAGCCATTGTCTCCTAAATCTTTACTATCAGCACTAGACTGCGATAATTTTATATCATTCTCTTCCTCCTCAATTCTTTTTAAAATAT